TCTTCCCAGTAAGTAATCGCATCCAGAACTTCTTGATCCGTCATATCTTCAGTGAACTCAACACCGAGACGCTTGTAATGATCCTTCATGGACGTAAACTCCATAAACACACCCATGGAGATTGGCGCATCGCAGATGACGTACTTCATTCCAGGGATACCTGCTGAAGGATACCTACTGATGACGTCCGCAGGTGTAAGAATTTCACCAATAGGCGTGATAAGGTCGTCTGAGCCATTCCAAATCTTATACTTCATGTCGTATACGCTCCTCTTTTATATTTGATATAGCCATTCAATGGATTCGTCAACGTGATTGTCGTTGGCGCAGTAACTGTAACTTCACCGGACCCAAAATCGTACTTGGTGCCAGGCAGGAAAGACATTGTAAAATCTGGGTCGTACTTCTTATACGCTGTAACTGAATTTACGTGTCCCAAGGCTCCATCGTATCCCCCTGCAAATATCATGTAGTCTGCGGTAGATGCAGCAGCTAACTCCCGCCTATCATTGGGAAGTGTAGTAAGCAGTACTCGAGTTAACGATGCATCATATGCATCCATCACAGTACGTCCGCCTATTACTACGTACTTCCACAAGTTGGTACTATCAAGGCCTGAGGCTGAGGCCCTCAAGGAAGTTGCGGTAGAGCGTACCAAAGATGTGTTATAGCAGTCAACTACATTGGAAAACGTAGTAGAAGCTGTATTACCCCCTGCAATCAATGCATAGTTTCCTATTGAGGCACCAACGGCTCCCCAGCGCGCGACAGAAAGACTGGTAGGGGTGGACTTAACCAGCGAGGCGCTGTAAGCATCTACCGCGGCAGTGGCTACGGCTACAGTGTTCGGGGAAGCGTTGCCGCCTGCAAATATCGCGTAGCTACCTACAGAGGCCCCTGCCAGGTGACTTCTTGCAGTCCCGAGGGCAGTTGCAGATGTTAAGGTATTCGTGGTGTTAAAAACTGCTACATTGTTGAAGACAGATCCTGTGTAAGTGCCGCTATTGTAGTAATATCCTCCAGCAAACAAGAGGTACGAGGTACCCGCTCTAGCCGCAGCCATATACGATCTTGCCGTATCCACATTAAATGTAGCTCGAGACAAGCTAGTGTTGTAGATGTCTACGTTGGAGTAATAAGTTGGGTCACTGCCACTGGGTGTGTACCTATGGCCGCCACCGAACCAGGCATAGTTGTTAAATGTAGCGGATGCCATTCCGAGCCTGCCTACAGATAAGCTAGAAGGGCTTGATCTTGTAAGAGAGTTGTTATATGCATTTACAGACGACAGGTAGTTGTTGTAGCCTCCGGATGAGTACCAACCACCTGCAAACAATGCATAGCCTCCTATGGATGTTCCGCTGAGACCGGTACTCGGGTCTGACAAGGCCGTGATAGGGCTAGTGACACGATACATACTGTTTCCAAATACATAATCGGTGAAGGTATGTTTTACCCACCCCCCTCCACTAGCTAAGATAAAATTTGTGCCGTCGTATACGAACGTGTAAACACTGCCCGCATCACCCTCGAACCTGTCTGTAGCATTTGCATACATAGCTTTGGCACCTAAGCCGTTTACGTTGAGAGTAGGGTTTGTGCCTGTAGCCGTATGCAGCTTAATAGTTACCATCAGTCCAGTGTACAGGGACGCCGGAGCTGGGGACAAGCTAACTGTGTATGCTGTTGAGGATCCGGAAGTTACTGCATATCTAGCCTTGACATCAATCCCTCCGGAAATAGTTACATTTCCAGTTACGCTTAAGTTACCCGAAATAGTGCCACCAGCGTTGGTAAACAGGTCGTATAAAGTAGGGCTAAATTCTGCATCAGCAGTGGTTGAGCCCGTATAGGTAAAGCTCTTAATTACCGTGCTTCCGAACTGCATCACTATACCACGCGCACCAATAGCAGAGTGAGTATACGCAAACTTATACTTACTACCGTCGGTTCTATCAATGTAACAGTTGTGCCCTAACAGTATGTGACCATTAGTTCCGGCTGACAGCACGAGCCATTGACCAATGCGAAGACCTTTAGGGCCAGCTATATTAATTAGACCTGTGAGATCACCACCTGTCATGAGCAGATTGTACAGATGAAGCAGGTTTGCTTCAATGCGGTTAAAGTCTTCATCGGCCACCCCATCTACTGGAGTCCAATCAGTCTTCGGAGTAGTCCACACCATTGCCGTTCACCCCTTTCTAAAGTTTCTTGCCTTCAGTAGTCGCTTCTAAGTACCCGGCCCAAGTCATCGATTGACGAGTCACCATATAGTAAGTCTCAGATCCTTTCACCTTTCTGAATGCGACTCTACTTCCCAGTTCTGAAGCAACATTTCCCCTATTCTCTATTGTAATATCCAGTCTGGAATCTTTGTACGCTTGCAAAATTTGCGAAGCAAGCTCAGTTGCATATGCCTGCGACTGGATAAGGGAATCGCTAATAGATACGCTGATCTTGCCATCTTGCAAAATTGCACTATCATCTTTGGCAACAATAGTTCCTCTGCTCTGCTCTTCGAGCACAGTACCTGTAATGGTAATCGCGGAAACCGTGATTGCAGATCCAGTAGTATTCTTCAGGCGAAGCTCTACTCCAGTAGCGTACAAGGTATAGCCTTCGAGAGTTACAGTGCCCGTAGCAGTAATGCTCGGTGGATTGATGCTGAGCACTGGACTCCGACTGAACTCTACTATATGAGAATATGTCGTGCCTGCGGGAAGTGTGAACGACTCTTGAGAGTCATATACCTCGGTTCCTGCTACAGGCGCCCACTGTTGATGCACCACTTCTACGTGATTCACCTGCTCTGCTACCGCCAGAGGATTCCTCGAACTATACACGTTGACTTTCTCATCGAAGACGTGAGAGGTTTCTGCCGGGGCATCCAAATCCTTGTTCACACGGATGACTCCGTCTCGAGTGCAGTACACTTGAACGACTCCGCAGCGAGCGAGTCTTGCAAGAGCATCCCGGTGCGTGATATTGTCGAGCCACGCATATGGAATGGTCACATCTTCGAGTGCGGGGTCGAGTTCGAATTCCTCCACGGTAAGACCCGCATCCCTCAACACATAATCGAACAAATAGTACAACGACTTGTTCTGGAATATCGGAGCTCTCATAAAGGTCAACCTCAGCAGTTCAAGTCGGTCTCTTGCAGTGAGAGTCACTGACAATGAGTCGTCTCTGATGTCCCACGAGGTTGTCCAATAGGTACCCATTGGAGCCCATTCTACTTCTCCATTAACCTCCGCCCCAAGCCATACGCGTACCCTCCGATTGCGCTTCACGAATCCGTGAATAGTGGAATCCTCATTGTCAAGGTCGAATCTCCTATCAGCATTGCTGATGGTGATATCTACCTCGTTAGAGGAGATGTTTCCAAGAGGTACTGATCCGGTAGCATATCCAATTTCTTCCAATATGTGAATGCTTTCAAGCATATCATTTTCGTAAGTCTGAATGATTGCAGTCATGAGTTCGAGAAGCTTCAGAGAAGAATTGCCCTTACTGACTTTGTTAATCGTTATTACCGCTTTGACAGTATCTAGCAATTCTGGAACACCAGACTTCCAATATGGAGAGGCGTTATCTTCTACGACGATAGAGTGCTGCAGATTGTTGTCCGCGTCATAGAGAGCGTATGTAAAGTCGACTGGATAGCACTCCAAGAGGTCATCTCCTACAAGCTGCACTTCGGTGAGCGTTCTAGGAGAGAACTCAATGGTGATCACTTGAGGGTTCGTAAATACTCCGCTAGAATTAGAAAGCTCCTTACCCCACCAGCCAACTGAGTAGTTTGCATTCGATGGCAGAGGATGATAACTTCCATCAAGCTTGTTGTCGTGCAGGGAAAACCACTTGTAGGTTGGAGACAGTATTCCATCAGACAGAAACTTCTCGGAGGTGAATCTTGCGGTTTCTGGAAGGGTAATCACCAAGGTTTCATCCTTGAAGGGATCCGTGTAAGTGATCTCCACTTTTGCAAAGATCTGTCTACTGTAGTCGTCCATTACTCTTGGGAGAGTTGTAGGATAATCCGGAGGACCTACTAAAAGAGCTATGAAGTCTGCAGCACTCGCGGAAGAGTCAAACGCTGTGCTGGCATCGAACTTCCTTGAAAGACTTACGGTCCTAGTAGACTTCCAACGTTCCATCGATAATCACCCCTCTCCTGAAAGAGTAAGCTTTACGAATCTACTGTCAGCTATCGAACTTCGTTAGTTGAATAATCCCTCCGACTTACAACGGGCAAAAAACTCCGCATATCCACGAGTCCCACAATCCACGGACATAAGATCATCAAATGTCGGCGGTGTAGAGACGTTTCCGAACAGATCAATGAAAAAATCTATGGAAACGAATTGACCGTTCCCAATATCCAAGTAATCTTCGCTAAGGACATATGGTTTAAAAATAGTTTTTACATCTTCTGCTATCATCGCTTCAGACCCTCCCAATCACTAGCGCACGTAAAGTACCTGTTGTTGGCGCAGGAGACGATGAAGTTACAGCAATACACAAGCCAAAGATCGATGCAGAAAATAGAGGGTAGGAGTCTTTGTTATAAAACTTAGATGCTCCTGCAGCAAGTGGCTCTTGTGCAACGACAACCAATCTATCCTCTATTTGTGATCCAGATGGTCTAAGATGTCCGTAAATAGTTACATTCACATGCTGATCATAGCCATTTTTCAAGAAAACGGATGGTTCAAAGTGCCTGCAATCAATAGGAGTGGTGTCTGAATATGTGTTCGGGAAATTGCTCCCGGAGTGTATATATCCTAGATGACTAGTTTTTCCGATCCAAAAATTCGTTTCCATGAATTTTAGCTCTTTAACATATCTCCCCGCTAGTTTAACAGCGCCCGGCGTCTCATCGGTAAAGATCTCCGTTCCGGATCCGTTAACGTTGACCACCTTCGGCTTGTCGGTGCTGGAACCCTTCACCCAATCTTCAAGGGTCTTCCAAGCATCGTATAGCTGCTGCATGGAGATTTCATCGTTTGCCATTCAGACCACCGCCTCTCAGAGCTTATTTTTCGATCAAGTCAAAGGTAACGTCTTTCCAATACCAAATCCCATCTGTCCGGAATCGGCGCCGTTTTATAGCTCCAGAATATACAATCGCGCGTTTTTCCACCCGATTATCAAGGTAAATAATTTCGAAGAATGGATGGTTTCGCGAGTAAATCGCTGTTTGAATATCTTCATACTCTGGCCCAGAGAGGACGGCGTAGTAGAACTGGAACTTGCGCTTTTGGGCAATAATGTCCATCGTCATATCTCCAGAAGCGACCCGTCCGCTCTTCGTGAGGTTGTATAGTTCAATATCCAGCGTAGTCGGTTGCTTTACTTCGATTCCTCGAATGGACTTAATAGCCTTTGCCACTGTCAGGTCAGCCCCTTCCGTTCATTCTCAGCGATGCGGATTACTTCCATTTTCCGGTAGAGTTCCTTCAGAGAGCGCTCATCTGCAATCAGGGTATGCACATACAGTTGAGGTCGTGCATCAGATGTGGAATAAGATTGCCTTTCCAGCAGAGGCTCTAGGGCCTCTGCGACTCCATTTGCAACCGCATCCGCGAATGGCATCATGGCGCTAGTCTCAAGAGGTACAATCGCCTCTCTACGACCCCTTTCACCTACGCGAATGATAGAATCTCGACCTACAATACCTCCAGATGCAAATCCGGTCACGGCTCTCTGGAGACCTGCAACTATCTCATCCCACCAAGATGCTAGCGAACCCGCGGACTTCCCAAGCTTCAGCAGGGATCCTCCTGCAATGAGACCTCCTAGCAGTCCCAGAGGAATGCTGTTCTGAGGCTTCGCCATTTCCTCTTCGAGCCACTTCTTCGCGGTCTCTAGGTTATCCTTCTGAAGCCCTACTGTCCATGCATCTGTCCAAGTGCTCCAATCCTTGAGAGAGTCCCAATTGATCCCACCACTCCCTGTACTTGGGCTTGTAGCAGGAGACCCCTTAGGAGTAAGGGCTTCCTTGAACCAACTGCCTATGGAGGTGAGGCCTTCTTTCCAATCTTCCAGTGAAAGGGATGGCGCAGTAGATCCTCCAACCACCGGACGAGAAATGCTCCCAACGTTGATACGATTCCCTGTAAGCGCTGCCATACTGTTTGCAAGGCTTTGAATCATATCCCGAACTCCTACTGCCATATTGTAGAATGTATCCGCTACGGCCTGGGCAGTGTTCTTCATCAGGGTCTTGATAGGGCTTTCAATAGATCCAAACAGTCCTGGAATCTCAGAGACTACCAAGGCCAAGCCGGGAAGCAGTCCACCCCAGATCCCTAGGGAGTCTTTCACAGTAGTATCCGTAAGTTCGTTAATCTTCGCTCCGGACATGCCCCACAGGGCAGGGAGAAGCCCCAACATTCCAACTGTGGTAGCGTTCAATAGATTCTGCAACATTTCGTCCCAAGCAGTCTGCACTTCTTCGGAAGTCACCGCAGTAGTGAGTCCCAAAGCTTCGCGCATGCTCTCCCATGTGGTCGAAATGTTCTCCTTCGCAGTTGCCGTCAGAGCCTCCAACTCTCCAAGGAAGGTTGCCCACGCAGCCTTGATCTCTTCAGCGATGGTCTCTGCTTTTAACTTCATCCCGTCAAACATAGTACCCCATTCGAGGGACAGTACTGGAGTGAACGCTATCAGAGCGAGCAAGAGACCCTGTAGCAGTGAGTCCCAGGCAACGTCGAAGGAAGGATCATACTCGACAATCTTGTCAATGAGAGCCTGCAACATTGCACCCCACGAAACTGCGAACCCTGGAGTAAATGCTGGGATTGCATCCAGAAGCCCTTGCAACACCTTCTCCCATTCTACCTTCAAATTCGTCTGGAAGGCTACCACGCTATCCAGAAGTCCTTGAAGCAAAGAGCCCCACTCAACTTGGAACCCTGGAGAGAATTCGACCAGAACACTCTGGAGAGTTTGTAACACTCCACCCCAGACTTCACTGAGATTTAGTTCGGTCAACAGCCCGGGCAGCGGAGCGAAAGTTCCTTCGAATACTGGAACAAATTGAGTTGAGAACTTCACTACAGCGTCAGACATCTTTGCAAATTCATTTTGCAGCCTAGTTCTCAAATCTTGCAAGTACCTGCCAGCGTCATTTGCACCCTTCTCAAGCTTCCGTATCCAGAAGAGCCAAGGACTGTCCTCCGAGGAATCTTCTCCCGGAAGCCCAGCATCGGGAGTAGAAGGAGTTCCAGATCCTGGACCCGAAGGGAAATCCGGCAGCTCGAAGAAGCCATCTTTCCAACTGGACTTCTCCTGCTCTGGAATGTTGTATACTTCGTCAAATGCCGCCAAGAACTTCTTGGTAGCTGCCTCTGCATCTTCGGTAGCTTCTTCAGTACCCTTCATTCCATCAATGATGTCTTGGAGGGACTGGTTATATTTGGAAAGGTCGTCAGCGATTTGCTCCGGATCAGTTGGCTGCAAAATTTCATCTGGGTTGAAGCCCAGCAGTTGCCCGAACTTCTTCATCAGGGTGTCAATCCACTGAGTTGCATTCTTTGCAGCGCCAGATATTGTCAACAACGCACCCGCGAGCACTACTACAACCATTGTTATCGGATTTCGTTTAAGGAATGCCCAGAGACCTACCAGTGCTCCATGGAGCTGCTTCACTACCATAGAAGATGCGGCAGCAGAGGCAAGCATCCTTAGAGCAGCTGCAAGGCCTGTAACAGCGGACACCACCAAGGACGCAGTCCGGAGACCTACGATTGCAAACACTAAAGCATTTACCAGCGGAGTTGCTCTCGTAATTATTTCCGCCATGCGGGAAATTGCTTCAGCGAGCAACGCCACCAGTGGAGTTATAATTGCAAGCGCTGCAGCGAATGCAGTTCCGAATGCCTTGACGATAGGCTGAGCGGCTTTCCACAAGCGTCCAAGACTTTGTCCGATGGACTTCAGAGAAGAGAGAAAGATTCTTACAGACGTGCGCATTTCCGGAGGAACCAGAGCTTCGAACAATCCTCCGGCGCCAGAAGTTCTGGTAACTTCCCACAACTCTTCTAATCGATCGCGAATCCCCAACAGACCCTCGCGGAGGGAGTTGAGTGGGCCTTGAAATACGTTTCTTCCAATGAGTAGAAGGAATTCTTGGATCGCGTTCCTTGCGCCTACGGTGGTGCGCTCCATCTTCTCCATGATGCCCCCGTAACGAGCATCCATTCCTTTAAAGAGGGCTGCGAGGCCTATCGACGCCGGAATGTCCAGATTTCCAATATTCGCTACTTGCTCGGCAGTAAGTCCCAACTCTTCCTGCAGGATCTCTAGCGCAGGTACGCCCCAATCCGCAAGTTGTCGAAGTTCTTCCTTCTGGACTTTGCCAGTGGCGCGAATTTGACCAAGGGCACGTACAATACCATTCAAGACATCCTTACCGCCACCCAAGCCCGCAGTGACGTCACCCACGATCCTCAACAGAGGAATTACTTCCTCGATCGCAAAGCCATAAGCCTTGAACCTTGAAGCAGCTAAGTCAATGTCGGCATATGTAAATGGAGTCCTTACCGCAAAGTCCTCCACAGCCCGCATGAATGCTCGGGCTTCCCTGGCAGAACCCGTAAGCACTTCAAACTTGATTGCGGAGAGCTCCAACTGGGAGTTGAATTCGATCAAGGCGCGGGTAGCGTCCTTGATAGCACTCAGGGTTGCATAGAATGCCTGCGAGATCAGGATCCCGCTCACGACTCTGCTGACGTCTTTGAAGTAGCCGGACATCTTACTAGTAGCATCCTTGGTGTCATCCTGCATCTTCTTCAGCTGCTGGCGGTACCTGCTTGAGAACGCTTCCTCGAGAGCATCTCCAGCTTTCTTGGCCATTGTTCTCGCCTGTGCGAATGACTTCTGCAACTCGTCCAATGCGAGTCGCATTCCTACGATCACTTCGCCTACTTTAAGCTGCGATCCCGATCGCTGTTCATCCAACCCTGATCACCTCCTAGAAGAGCACTTGATCAATGTAGTATGTTTTCTGAGGAGCTGTACTTTCATCTGCGACTCCATTGACTTCCTTGTGAACCTGTGCAAGTGCGAATAACGTTCGCGGAGTCATCTTCCAAAATTTCTCTTCTGGAATGTGCAAGATCGTTATCGCAAGATAGTACATCCACGCCCAATCCCAAGAGTGGCTTTTAGAAGCATTTCCCCCGGAAGCTAGTTTCCCGAGCTCGCGCCGCCCTGAGCTTGAGGAATTGATGCAGTCACGGCTTCCGAAAGCACCTTGGAAACTTCGGTGAGATTCGCGAGAGTGATCCAGCTTCCAACTTCCTTGAGAGTCAAGCTTTCATCTTCGTGAACAACAGCCGCCCACAGCAGAGCGCGTACCGCCTTGAGATTCTTGGACTCCAGAGACGCAATCGCATCTTCCAAAGATGGATAGATGTCTTCGAGGGCAATGAACGCGTTCATGTCGAAGACAATGTTACGCTCCTTGCCACCCAAGAAGATCTTACGAGACTTCGGACGAATATCTTCTGCACTCATTTGCCTTCCTCCTTTCAAGAGTTAGATAGTGGAGAGCTGGAAGCTCCAGCTCTCATACTTGCTAGTCCTGATAGCTTAGGAATTAACTTCCGCCTCCAACTGGAGCATAGTCCGGGTCCGTGAACCAGTTGGTAGCGACGGCAGAAGTAAAAGATGTAGAATCCTCATCAGCCATCCTTCTCCACTTGTTGTCACGATCTCGCTTGACGAATGTGCCAACAATTGTCGGCGGCTGGAAGTTGACGCTGTCCGCCTTGGTTTCATGATTCATTTCCGGAATCTGGAACTTGCCTTTCAGCAACCACACATACCTGTACTTGCCATTGGACTTCAAGGACTTGAAGCCTACAGCAACCCACGGAGGAGTGTCAGTGGACTTGTTCTCCAGAATCCCGTTAGTCACTGGGGCCGCACCTAGCAACGTAGCTTGATCTTCCAGGGGAATGTCTGCCACACTAAGCTCGAGCTCAATTTGCCCTATGGTGGATGCCGTATCGAACGGACCATCATCAGCAAACAGAGTTTCGTTACTCGCGTTGGGATTGATGTTGGCGGTAATGGCACCCTTAATCTGCCTGATATTCTCAATGTCATAAGTTTCAGCATCCGGATCATCCATCACCACGTAGTGGAGAGAGCTCAAACCAATAGGAACTCCAGCCATACCTCGAATCTCACTCCTTATCTGTGAAAGTTAATACCGCCATATTGAATGCGAAGGAAGAGGCATTTCTCAAATCAAATGTTACCTTGAACGGTGTTTGCAATGCGCGCACCGTAGCCCACCTCTCTGGAGTGAAGTACAAAATAGAAGATTCCCCTCCGAAGAGAAGTTGGTAAATTCCCCAAATCTTTTTGCGAGCATCTTCATAGTTAGGCGCTCTCGCAAGTACTTGCACCCTTCGAGAAACTCCTGAAAGCTCTACGTACGTGCTTGGCACTCCGCCGTATTCGGTAATAGAGATCAGTTCAATTGGATCGTCAGGAAGCGCATCCGTGAATACATCCACTCCCAAAGAAGTTCCAATGCCCTCTGAGAGCAAATAGTTAGCAATGTCTGTGCACAGATTTTGCATCCGGAACCCCTCCTACTTACGCACAATGCGCAAGATTCTTCGAGCGACCGCCACAGTCGCTTCCCCAACGTATTGATTGAACGGATCTTCTAGATACTTTGCCTTTCCATTCTTATGGCGGTAGTGTAAATTTTCGTGCTGATCAATTGCATACTGCGTACCGTATGATGCAATGACTTCCCCAGCAGATTCTCGAATCATCCCGGAACTCTTCAACTTTCCAGTATCCACAGGAACCTGATTCTGAGACTCCTCGAACACTTTTTCCATCGTTTCTCTTAAGCCTTCTGTTCCCGCCTTTGCGGCGGCTTTGATGAACGAAAGAGAATCAAACCACTTGACTCTTGCCACTACACAGTCCCCTCCCGAAGGAACGGAGTTCCTCTTAATCGAGGGATATCTGCTACAGCCTGTATCGCTCGAGCATGCTTCTCACCCGCAAATCGAATCATATCTCCTTCGGCGATAGGCTCCACACACCAGAATACTGTAAACGTCTTGACCTGATCCCCCGTAGCAGTACGTACGATCGCACGCTTCTTCTCTGCTCGGACTCGGATCTCTGTTTCGGGATCGAACTCGTATTCTCCGTGAGCGTTCTTAGTGTCTTTGCGCTTTGCCCAATACGCTTTCTGCTTCAAGTAAGAAGGTGCTCTCATCGAATGATCACTCTTCCTACGAGGAACGGAAGCAAGAGTTCCCTGGCGACAGGACTCAACGGCGGCCGCAAAGTGTTCTGACGAATGCGTCCGGAATCTACAAACTCTCTCGCAGCACCTATACTCTCGGACGTGATTCCAAAGAGCTGAGAATGTTGTCGCTCGAGATCATAGTCCGAAATAGATAGCAGAAACAGTGCTTGCTCGCAACAGGCATCCTTGACTCTCTGAGGCACTTCATCTTCGTACCACCACCCAGGAGGGTACGTGAATCGGTCTTGCCTCACGACTGTACCTGAAGCCATATAGGCTCTTGGAAATGCCCTCTCCTGCCGAGGATCCGCAGGGATTCCTTTCAGAGGCAACCTGTCTATTGCTCTAGTTGCCATTTCCAAGGCTTTTAGCTTCTCTACTTCGTCGGCGGAGTCCCAGGCTTCTGCGTGGAGCCTGCCGGAGAAGTATTGGTCGGCTTCGGCGATGGTGACGTAGGCTTCGATTGCAC